CCAAAGTACAGCAGACGGTGTAGTATTTGGCGACGCAGTAGGTAACCCAGGCGGAGCAGATGAAGATGCTCAGGATTGGGGAGCTCAATATTCAGACTTCCATTCTGACAAACCAAATCCGGCTGTTTATCCAGAAGGCATCTTGTTGTTCAACACAAGATTATCTGGTTACAATGTTAAAAAATATGTAACCAATTACACTTTTGACAACACAAACAATGGAAACATTTGGGTGACCGAATCAGGCTTACAAGAGTCTGGCGCACCTTATATGGGTAGAAAAGCTCAGAGACAAGTTATCGTAACTGGTTTACAAGGTTCTTTAGCAAGTAACGATGATATTAGAGCTGAATCAAGATTCTTCAACTTACTAGCCGCACCAGGCTATCCTGAGTTGTTAGATGAAATGATTACGCTATCAACAGACAGAAAACAAACTGCCTTTGTACTAGCGGATACACCATTTAGACTAAAACCAGATGGAACGTCAACATCAGGTTGGGCTAAGAACTCAGCTCTTGCACCAACTAACGGCGAAGACGGTTTAACATCAGCATCACCATATGCGGCTGTTTACTATCCATCAGGTTTCTCAACTGACTTGTCAGGTAACAACGTAGTTGTTCCATCAACGCATATTGCGTTAAGAACACTTGCGTTTAATGACCAAGTTGCGTTTCCATGGTTCGCACCAGCAGGTTACACAAGAGGACTAGTTGATAACTCAACATCAGTAGGTTATGTAACTGGCGAAGGTGAGTTCCAAGCAGTGTCTTTATCAGAAGGTCAAAGAGATACGCTATATTCTAACAAAGTCAACCCGATTGCGTTTATACCAAACAGAGGATTAGTAGTGTTTGGTCAAAAAACTCTATCACCAGTAGCTTCGGCACTAGATAGAATTAACGTAGCGAGATTGATTGTATATCTAAGATATCAGTTAGATCTAATAGCTAAACCATTCTTGTTTGAACCTAATGATAGAATCACAAGGGATCAAGTTGTAGATACGTTTAACAGATTCATGGAAGATTTAGTGTCTAAGAGAGCACTATTTGACTTCTTAGTAGTTTGTGATGAGTCTAACAATACGCCTGCAAGAATTGATAGAAATGAATTATACATTGATATTGCAATACAACCAGTAAAAGCAATTGAATTTATATACATTCCACTTCGTATCAAGAACACAGGTGAAAGTTTAACAAGTTAATAATAGGGGGATAGGTAACTATCCCTTTATTTTACCTTTACAGATTTTTTTGTCTAGCATAAAAAAAAGGTAAAGCGTAAATATAATAAAGGAGCAGTAGATTATGGCAACACTTTCAAAATTTGGTGTACCAATAGACGGATCGACAGGAAGAGGCGGTATTCTTCAACCTAAATTAAAATATAGATTTAGAGTGAGATTTACCAACTTCGGTAACCTAGGAGCGTCTCCACTGCAATTAACACAACAAGTAATGAGTGTGACGAGACCAAAAGTCAACCATGAGGAAGTACCAATTCATTCGTACAACTCAATCGCTTACTCACAAGGTAAGCACTCTTGGGAACCAATCAACATTACTTTACGTGATGACATCAACAACAACATTTCTAAACTTGTTGGTCAACAGGTTCAGAAACAAATGAACCATTTTGAACAAACATCTGCGGTAGCAGGTTCAAACTATAAGTTTGGAACTAAGATTGAAATCTTAGATGGTACTAACAACACAGAGTTAGAACAATGGGATGTCGAAGGTTGTTTCTTGCAGAATGTAGATTATTCAGATGGCGATTACGCAGTATCAGAACCAGTACAAGTTATTTTAACTTTAAGATATGATAATGCAATTCACCAGGCACCTAGTGACACTATCTTCCCACTAATATCCGTTGGTCTTGGTGGCACGAACTTATAATAATCTATAAAGTAGGTTAGATGTCCGGTATAGTTTTAAAACCAGCTAATAGAGCCGCTCAACTTTACGTTGGCGGCTCAGGCGTTCAACAATCAGTAAGACAACAGCACCAGTACGTATTGGTATACAATATGTACCCTATAACTTTTACAGATCCAGATGATTTTCTATCTGAAAAGTTATCTTACCTAAAAGAATTCAAAGACAGATTGCATTTTTTATGCAATACAGTCGATGGCCCAAAATTTCAAATACAACAAGACGTATTGAATCAGTACAATAGAAAAAGAGTAATTAATCGTAAAGTAGATTATGATCCTTTAACAGTAAGAATGTATGATACTGTTGACGGGTTAGGAATGAAGTTTGCAAGAACTTTGTATGAATTTGAATTTCAAAATGCAAGATTATATAAAACAAAGGCAGGTGGCGCAGATTTAAATCATCAAGAAGATCACAACTACAATCAATCGGTATTAGTACCTAGTAGCAGATTTGTTGATTCTCATCATTTTGGAATACAATCAAAAAAATATTTTCATAGACTGTTAAAAAGTATAGACTTGTATCAGATGGCAGGTGGCACATACAGTAAAGTTAGAATGATACACCCTAGAATATCTAGAATGGATATGGATACGTTCAGCTACGAATCATCAACGCCAGTTAACATTAGTTTAGCTTTTACATATGAGAATCTAGTATTCGAAGAGACAAATGTCAAACTAGATGGATCAGATCCAGAATATGCTATTGACACAATGATGTCAGAGTCAGCCGACTTTGAAGACTTTGTGCCATCGACGCAATCTGATGACGTAGCTCCTTCGATTACTAAAAAGAAAGATGAATTAATGGCAGGAGCCAAAGACTTTATTAATAATCTTAAAGAAGGTGGTAATTTTCCACCGAGCTCTGCCAAGTCAGAAACTACAACGACAGATACACAAGGTTTAAAACCGTTTAAAGGAACTTTAAAATCTGGTGAGAAGATAAGAAACATAGATGGTAAATCATATGTGGTTCCCAAAGGTGGATCTAACGCGAAGTCTTCAACTAAATCTGTAAGCAGTAAATATATAGTAGGTTAAAATTATGTCAACAAAAAGACCAAGTACACAGATAATAGAAAACTTAGGTGGCATCAAGCAAGTAATAAGATCACTTGGTAACTTTACGAAAGGTCTTGCAGGCGGCTCACTGAATTCACAAAACTTAGAAGCCTCGAGTTCTTTAGAAAATTTAAATTTAGGTATACCTGAATCAATTGATGGACCGAAGTATGACGTTGTAAAAGGAATATTTCAAAAACACACTGACAGCGATAGCCTAGCAAGTGCTTATGCTTTATTGACACTAGACGCTATGAAAAAGTTTGAAGCAAATTTTGATGACCTTTTTGCAAAAATAGATGGAGAAATTACTTTTAGTAATCTTGGAGTAGCTTTATTAAACAATTATAGACCAAGCACTAGCCAAATTGGATTGACTAGTAAGCTGATTCCTAATAAATTTGTAGCACGTCACATAATACAGTAAATAGTATTATGAAGAAGTTTCATCAAGGAGAATACAAGCTCATTAACCCGCAGAAGTATGCAGGTAAAAGAAATCCAAAATTTAGATCTGGATGGGAATTAACTTTTATGAGAATGTGTGATAACCACCCGGCTGTGTTAAGTTGGGCAAGTGAACCTGTTAGGATACCTTATAGACATCCGTTTACAGGACAGTACACACATTACGTTCCTGATTTTATTATGGTATACAAAAACAAAAGTGGAACTAAGATAGCAGAGTTGGTTGAAATAAAACCAAAAAGCCAAACTCTTTTAGAAAAAGCTAGATCTTCGAAGGAGAAATCTGTTATAATATTGAATAGGGCAAAATGGCAAGCCGCAGGTGAATGGGCAAAAAGGAAAGGTATGCGATTTAGGGTCTTGAATGAAGACTCAATATATGCTATAAAGTAAACATGAATAAGAAATTAGAAAAAACATTTGACTTACCAAGTATGGAAGAAGTCTTAGAAGGTCAAGAACAAGATAACACAGAATCGAAAATTAACGACTTGGGACATGACACATCAAAATACAAGTCAGGTCCGGAGGATCTAGATCATTCTACAGCGGCCTCTCATGCTGAATTAGAAGAGTCAACTGAAAATGAAGTTGCTGATCAAAATGAAGTAATAAAAAGGGCATTAACTACTGCCGAGAAGATTGACAAAGCGTTACCTCAAGTTAAAGATCTACAAACTCATGATGTAGACATGGACAGTTATTCCGGTGAAGCTATGAAATCTTACAAAGAACTCATGGATCTTGGAATGAATTCGGAAGCCAGACACGCTGGTAAATTTTTTGAAGTAGCACAGACTATGATGAAAAATGCCATAGAAGCCAAGAATGCAAAAGCTGATAAAAAGTTAAGAATGATCGAATTACAGCTTAAAAAACAGCGGGTTGATCAGTGGGATAAACGAGACAATCCAGATCAAGATGTTATAGAAGGTGAAGGATATGTGGTTGGAGATCGCAATAAACTCCTAGATCAGCTAATAGAAAAGGTAAATCAAAACGACGATAAAACAGAAGACAAGGATAAATAGAATTATGAAGAGCTTTAAACAATATCTAGCGGAAGCAGTTAAAGAAATTCCAGTAAGAATTAAACTGGCTACAGACGTTAATGACGACATGATAGACTGTATTGAGGCAGAATTACAGCGTTATGACGTAGTGAGCGTAAGCAATCCAACTAAAACGATAATGCAAGAACACCCACTTGATTTTGGTACAAAGATCAAAAATCAAGAAGTTCATATTATCGATGCAGTTGTGAGAATGCCAATAAGCTTCGAAACATTTAGAAGAAACTTATCTGATAAGTTAGCAATACCATATGACTATGTTGTTGTAAAAGGTGAGAACGATCCTTTAGAAGGTGAGAATGAATTAGAAGTTAAAAGAAATACAGCAGATCCAGAAGATTACGAAACTAAAATAGGTCAAGATTACACTGACGAAGAGAAAGAAGTGGAAGCAGATCAATTTGGTGAAAAGCACAAAGAGAGTTTTTTAAAAACGTTAGCAGACAATAAAGAGAAAGAT